AGTATCTTACATTACAACTGATTGTTTTCATCCAAATCAGAGGTCCCATATTTGTCTTTCCACATTTGTACTCGACTGTCAAAAGAATAATGAACTGCCGGGATAGGCAAATCCAAATCCTCGCAAACCTGTTGCATTTTAGCCCGACGGTCTTCATAAACTTCACGTCCATGTGCAAACCATTCGTGCAATGCTGTTTCAACACAGCTAATAGCAACGGTAACTGGCGTTTCAGTTTTCGATTTCAAATTACAATGAAGTGATTTAAAGATAGATTGTTCAGTCAATTTCCCTATTCTTGTACCAATTTCAGGGATAAAATTTGACTGTCGTTTCAAAAAATCAGCATCTTCAATGTTCAAAAACTCACATTCATCATCAGACTTATCAGGCAATGTGATTTTCATCCCATGCTGAGCTAAAAAATGTTTGTAAGTTAAAAAATTGAATCGATTCCTTACTTCCTCTCTGACACTTCCAGTTTCGTCATCTCCATACGTCATAGCAGCTACCCAATCACGAAAATTGTCCTTCTCAGGACAATAATGGAAAAAACCCATTCGTAAATAAAGCGCGCCAGCAATACTGTTGATATAAACAGTTATATTGTTACCGGAAGTGTTAATGTTGTACGCCATAATCATCGTACCGTTGTAATCAATGAGTGGGTGTATCATGTCAACTACCATCATAGACATAATAAAAATATCCTCAGGTGTATAATTACATACCTGTGCGACATCAATGAAACATTGTAAAACTTTATAAGTCATGTCTCCACCCATACGAACGTCATATTTTGAATAATCAAGTGCCAAAATCTTACGATCAGGCGCAAACTTTTCAGCATGTGACATAAGTTCATCCCATTGAGGTCCGAAAGCATTGACACCCACTGCCATCTCAGACAACAGAGGGCACAAGGAAAAAATGCGGGCTATGGGTAAAAAATACTTACGTATCCACAAACCAAAAGCAACCGCAGAAGCTTGAAAAACTCTTACTTTTTCCTTATCAACAGGAGTAGGTTCATCCTTTAATGTGGCCGTAGTCACAGGATAAGCTCTTTCTCCTCGTTTCCAGCAATCGAACATGCGTTCCATTTCCTTTACGACTTGTGGATCTGGAACACGATCCACAAGTCTTTCCCCTTCCCTAATCTCCGAAAACCAATTAGTTTTAGGTCCAAAAATAGGAAAACCCATGCCAGTATTCATAGGCATAGCATCCAAAAAACGCTTTCCAGCTACTCCCAATACCATTTCCTTTGAATTCAAAGGAGCAATACCTTCCTTACTATTCATTTCTTGTGCAAAAATAAGTATAGGTTTCAACCAATCCTGACGAGCACGTTCAAGCAACGAAGGCATGAACATTTTTGACGGATTGACAATGTATTGTAGGGTAGCGTTAAACGCTTTCCAATTTGGCTTCAAACGAGGAGCTCCCCAGCAATTTACTACTTGGAAATGTTCCTCAATCTTTGGTGACAAAATGGATTGAACCACGCGGCTTTTAGCTTCAGACCGCAAACTAGTGGAACCATAAACGTCAATAATGGAATTTTCGTCTCTTTCAATTATCATTTGGGCATTAGGATGTACATCCTTAGTGGTTAAAAGAGGTTTTCCATATTGAGTCTCTGGCAATTCTGTAGAATTAGCTACAGGTCGCAAACCAGGCAGAGAATACAATTTTTCTCTCATCTGATCGGCTTTTGTTCGTGTAACAGTCATCATTACACCGTACTGCTTTTCTTCATTTCCGCCAATGTGAAATCCCATAATTACAGGGTTAACACCTTCAGGAATGAGCAGAGCCATACAAGTGCCCTCTCGTGCTGTGTGAGTGGTATATTCACCACCATACATAGGCATATACTTGTGTCCGTAGACTCCATGCTTTACAGCAACCTTTTCAGGAACCAATCTTATGTGTTCATTGCGCGCTAACAAAGTGCACATTGAATTTCCAGTTGGCAAACTCACTGGAAGATGTTTCATAAAATTACCTGAAATATCAGGACAAACAGGCACAAACGCAACGACGATATCAAGTTCCTTATCATGAACAGCATTGTGGTTCAACTGTGCAATAAAAGAAACCTTACTGGTCTTCCGATTCTCATCACGAAAACAAGTGACGTTTACCCACTCATGTGGTGGTTTAGACATATCAGAACCAGGAAACAAAATGTGATATGGAAACCAAACTATGCCTTTTTCAGGGCAAATAACATTGCAAGCTGCAATAGAACCATCAGGCTTAGTAAAATGCCCAAACCATAAATTTTTCTTGCATGTTGCTTGAATGTGTTCTGGTAACGCAAAATTCACTTGAGAAGTTGCTTTCCATCCAATTTTTTCCATCATATATCCAAACCATGATGGTTGTTTCTCAATATCTTCTGGTGTCATTGATTGTGGATTGGCAATACGTTTCTCATTCCACAACTGTACCATTCTGACTCCTACAGCTAGAGTTGCTACAAACAAAATGCTCTTGGGAAACTTACCATCACGAACATTTTT